GTTTTAGCATGTTTCGTATTGCTTTGTTCACGAGTGGGAGGCAATCGTTCCGCAGGTTTTCGGGGTATTTGCATAAAGCCTGATGAAACGCGGTTTTCGCAGGTCAGAGCATGTTTTGCCAACTAGCTTAACTAACCCCGAAAGACCCAGAAAAACCCGCTTAGCAGCGGAAGTTGGGACACGTTGGGACAATTCCCGCCCCCGTATTCCGTGCTCCGGGCATGTCCCGCTGGGCCACATTTGGGACACGCTTGGGACACATTTGGGACACGCTTGGGACACGTCACGCCTCCATTGCGGGGAGGATGCTGACGACGTTGGAGCCGGCCTCGGGGCGCGGCTCGGCAACGGCGATAGCCGAGTCGAATACGTCCGAGGCCGCGTTGTCCAGCTCCTCGACCTTCTGGAGGTAGAACCTGGATGTGATGTTGATGCTGGAGTGTCCCAGTCGGTCGGCGATCGTCTTGAGGTCAACGTTCTCGCGGAGGAGTATGGTCGCGTGCGTGTGCCGCAGGTTCTTCGGGGTGATGTACGGCTGGTCGGGCAGCTTCTCCTCGCAGATGCGCTTGTACCTCCTGCGGTAGCAGCCGGGGGAGAGCCTGCCGTAGTCCTTCGAGTGGTCGCTGAGCGGGCCGAAGCGCATGACGCCGTCTTTGAGGCGTATCTCGAGCAGTCGGTTGAGGATGCTCTTCGGAACGGTCACGGTGCGCGCGGAGCCCTGCGTCTTCACGTCTTGGAATATGCAGCCCTTGCCGTTCACGAACTGGTACGTCCTGTGGATGCGCACCTTGCCCGCCTTGAAGTCTATGTCCTCCCAGTCGAGGGCCAGGGCCTCGGACATGCGGAGGCCGCAGCCGACCTCCAGCAGGAAGATGGGCTCGATGGTGTCGCCCATGACGGCGTCTATGAGAAGCGTGACGAGCTCGGGGCTCGCAACCGTCTTCGGCGCTATCCTGCGTTTGGGAGGGTCCATCTTGTCAAGCGGGTTCTGGGGGAGGATGCCCCACTTGTAGGCCCTTTGAAGAGCCGAGCGTAGAAGCGAGTAGACGTTGCCGGGGAGCACGTCCTTCTCCAGGGTGCGCAGCCATGTGTCAACGGTGTACGCGGACAGCTTGCCGAGCTCTATGTGCCCGATAGACGGCTTTATGTGCTTGTTGAGCGTGTAGGTCGCGCCGTTGTACGTGCTCGGTCGGACGTTCTCCTCGTACCACGGCATGTATATCTGGTCGAAGTACTGCGCGACCGTCATGTTCTTCACGGCGCGGTCCACCTGCCCTGCCTCAACCTGCATCCTGGTGCGCTCGGCGATCGCGTCCCTCTTCGTGCCGTGGACTACCTTCGTGAGCCTGATGCGCTTGCCGGTGACGGGGTCGTTGCCGCCCGACACTCGGACGCGCCACCTGTTCTTGCCTAGCTGGGTGATGGAGCCTGATTCTGCTCTTGCCATGATATAATTCAACCGCCTTTCAAATAGGAGGGCGCTTCGGAAGGTCGCGGGCTGTGAAGGGTGTGCGACCTTCCCCTTTTTCACTGGTAACTTTACCGTAGTATTTCTCGATACGCTCGAGTCGCAGGTAATTGTTGCCTACTCTGCAACCTCGTACTGGGCGATCTTGTAGATAGCGGGAGAGTCGCCGTCCATCTTCACGACCTCGACCGTATGGACGCCGGGTGCGAGGGCATCGCCGCTAAGCGTGAGCGAGCCCTGCATCATGTCGCTGGTTACAAGCTCCTCGCTCTCCATACCGTCGATGTAGACCATGCAGCTTGCGTACTCCATGCCTTCGGTTCCGCATCCGATCTGGGTAAGAGCGGTGTCCTTCTCAACGATCAGCTGCGGGATGTTTCCGCCCTCTGAAGTTCCAGCAGGAGTGCTGATGTAGAACGTGCCAGCGCCAGTGTCTGAGAAGCTGGATCCGTCGAAGTCCTTCTGAACCTGCTCCTGTGCGGGTGCATCCAAAGATCCGCCTTCGTTGCTTTCGGATCCACCGCATCCTACGAGCGCCATGGCGAGAACGCCAGCCGCAGCCATCGCAAGGATCTTCTTCATCTTTTCCTCCTTTTACGCAGTTTGTGAAACTCTATGATCTTCGCTTTTCGCGAACATCCCTGATTTAGCCATCATCATGGCTTCTTCCATTAGCCGGGCACGGCCCTTCTCGTTCATGCTTCTATACAGAGACAGCAGACGCTCTTCTTCGGCGGTGACGCGGTATTTCTCGCTGCGCCCGAAAAACTCGTCAATGGTAATCCCGAAGAAATCGCAAATGCCAGGAATGTAGTCCATGTCGATGGAGTTAGCACCGCTAGTCCAGTTCGTTACGGCAGGGCGGCTGACGTTGAGATGGTCGGCAAGGCTGGACTTCTTCTTACCGGTTTCCTCGAATAAACTCACCAGAGCGTATTGGATTTCTTCTTTGGTGCTCATTTTTCCTCCTAAAACGGTAAGGCAGAATATAAAGCATTTCTTAACAGAAAACAATATTTCATAGTTGACGGTTAAGCAACGCTGTAATAATATCCCAATGAGTTAAGCAACGCTTAACAAAAGAGAAGGCAACCGAGGCGTATTGGAGGTGAGAAATGATCGCGAAGAAAATTGCCGAGTACGTCGCATCCAAGGGCATCAAGCAAAAGGCCCTCGCTGATGCCGTAGGTATCTCGCCTGTCTCCATGAGCGAGACGCTGCGAGGCAACCGCACGCTGACGGCTGATGAGTACGCCAGCATCTGCCGCTTCCTCGAAGTTCCCTACAGCAAGTTCATTGACGGTTAAAGTCCGCAACCTCCGAACAGGTGCCAATGCGGCGGCTACCGCGTCCTCCTTTCACTACGCTACGCGTTAAGGGGCGGCTGCGAAATACGGGCGTTATCCCTAGCAAACCCGATGCCATCACGTCATAAAGCCGCCCCGCCGCCGCATCGGCGCCTGTTTGGCGAAGCACTTTGAAAGCTGAATAGTCGAAATGAGGGAGCAGCAAAAGCGAATCGGACTCTTAAATAGCCAACACGCCTTCGCGAGCGTCACCAACTCCTGCTCCCTCGTATCGGCTATTCGGCAAGCACATTGACAACCTAGCAGCACGAATCGCAAGCAAGGCACAAGCCGCGCTCTTTCGTGCCAACTCATCAAAGCTCATCAACAGAAAGGAGGAAACAGAATGCAGAGACCGCTTCTTCACCAATGGCTCGTGGAAGGGAAGTACACCTGCTCCATCCCAGAGTTCGCGAAGCTCTACGGCATCAAGATCGACTACGCCCGAGAGCTCTGCAAGTCCACGAACCCGCCGCCCGGCTTCTTCTCGGGCAACCGCTACAAGATCCTAGTCGACCAGCTTCCCGCCTACATGGCGGACCTCGCAAGAAAAAGGAGAACTATCAATGTCTAGAGAAAGAGAAACGCGCCCCGCAGCCGGCAAGCATTCGGGACGCGTCGCTAAAAGCAATTGCATCGTATCACAGGACCGCCTCTACTGGCGAGGCCTGAACGCCTACTACGCGTTCCTGGGCGCTGTCGTCCTGTACGGCGTCCTCATCTTCCTGCACGACATGAACATCATCTAAAGGAGAGAAACATGATGAGACTCGAACACATCAACGCCTTCATCGCTCCTTTGAAGGGGTGGTGCTAGATGCAGCTCAAGGTAATCCCCATGTCGGCGATCGAGCCCGACAAGAAGAACCCCCGCAAGGACTTCGGCGACATCGCCGCCCTCGCAGACTCGTTCAAGTACAACGGCCTCAACCCCGGAGAGCCCATCAACCCGCCCGTGGTGGTGCAGGACGGCGAGATCTACCGCATCGTGGACGGCGAACGCCGCTACCGCGCCATGAAGATGAACGGCGTGCGGGAGTGCCGCGCGGTCGTATGCGACGGCATGGACGAGGCGAACGCCATGATGGCGATGCTCACCACGGACGACAAGCTGACCCTTTCCGAGGTCGAGCGTTCCCGAGGCGTTCAGCAGATGCTCCTCCTGGGAGTCGACCCGCAGAAGGTGGAGAAGGTCGGCAAGATGAAGGGCGGCTCGCACAAGTCGGTGATCCGAGCCACGTACGCCGCGGGCGAGAAGTCCCAGATGATGACCCTCGACCAGCTCATGCTCCTGGACGAGTTCGAGTGCGACGGCGACGATGACGCCGTGACGAGGCTTCTGAAGCATGCTGACAACCCCGCCGCCTTCACGGCGGAGGCGGCGACCATCCGCAGGGAGCGCGAGCGCGATGCGAAGGTCGAGGCTATCCTGAGGGCTTGCGAGAAGGCCGGCGTGAAGGTGGTCGAGGACATACCCTCCGGCTACTTCTACAGGGCCTGGACGCAGCTTCCCGAGCATGTCGCCGATAAGGCCAAGGACCTCGGTGAGGAGGCCGTCGCCGTAATCGACAGGCGCCGCGCCGACTGCTCCTTCTACGAGCCCCGCAGCATGCAGGCTGACGAGGAGACCCCAGAGCAGGCCGAGAGGCGCGAGCGCACCGAGAAGATGAGGGCAGCCGTCGACATGGCGGAGGACCTTCAGCGCCAATGGTTCGCCGCTCGCTGCGCGAACTTCCTGTGCGACTCGAGCACCGACGCCCTGATGACCTCCCGCTTCTTCGGCAAAGACGGCGGCTACACGTACAACGAGCGCCGCAGGAAGGCCATGGCCGTCTTCAGCATCGAGGACGACGAGGCCATGCCGGGAGACCTCGACTGGCTGTCGGCTTTCGCCTTCGCAGACGAGGCCGTGAGCGTTTCGGGTTACGTCGGCGACATCGTGCGCGGGCACTCGAACGAGATGATGCGTCACAGGGTCGAGAAGTGGCTCGAGCAGCTGGACGCCTACATCGCGGACGGCTACGTGGCGGGCGAAGCCGACATGGCCGTTGCCGACTTCCTCTCCGACTTCCTGAACGAGAGCGAGGTGCCAGAGCAATGAGCATGACAGGGCAGGAGCTCGTAGAGTACGGTTGCGTCTGGATCTCGCGCAATTACGGCACGTTCAACAAGATATGCCACCTTCTCCACATCGAGGCCGATAACGGCAACCCATGCGTCCAGCAGGGCGACATCCTGACCCTGGCGAAGGAGCGAAGGCTCGACATCGGCGAGTATCCGGGCATAAAGCGTGACCGCAACCTATGGCCGATCATCACCCGATACGCCGTGATGCGCCGTCCCAGGCTGGCAAAGGTGCTCAGCTTCCGCAAGTCGAAGGCCGACGAGGTCGACATGGTCGCCGCATGGCACGAGCACGTGAACCCTGCGACGTTCTTCCTGGCGAAGGACTGGAAAGAAGCGCAACGCCTCGTGGAGATTGGGGATGTGAGCGCGTCATGAGCTGGGTCACGGAACTGTTCGGAGAGCGCGAATGCGAGATGAACCTTGACGAGATCAAGGGCAAGGCCCGTCCCCGCTTCGGCAACGGCATCACCTACAAGCTCCCAGCGGACGGAGCGAACGAGCGGCTGATACGTGACCTCTACAGGGCATCGTGCGGCGACTCGTACAAGGACTGGGAGGACGAGGTTCACCTGCACATCGACTACCAGCGCCCCTATCCGGACTCCAAGCCGAGGTACATGGAGGGTGACGCGGATCTTTGCAAACCCGACATCGACAACGTCCTCAAGTTGGTCATGGACGCTCTCAACGGCGTGGCATGGAAGGACGATTGCCAAGTCACCGACGTCCGAATCAAGAAGCACCGCAGGTTCCGGCGCAAGCAATCGTACATGCGCATCAAGGTCACCTACATAAGCAACGTCGCGGTGAAAGACCCGCGTAAGAAGAAAGGCGAGTAAATGAACGTAATCACCATCAAGGCAAGCGGCCTCAACGGCGGCATCGGCTCCGAAATCGAGAGGATCGTTCGAGTTGAGTACTCGAACAACGTCATGGACCGCGTCTTCGACTACGCCGACGTGAACGGCCCCGAGGGCGTCATGTTCATGGCGGGCATGGAGGCGTGCAGGACGATGTTCCTGCTTGACGTAACCTCCCCGAAGGTCGCAGCCGAGGCCACGATGCTGTTCTACGAAGCAGCCTGGAAGGAGTCCCGCGAGATGGAGGGCAGAGGCGTTAAGGAAGCCATGTCCGCCGTCATCGACATCGTCGCCGAAGCCTGTGAGGAGAAGGCGAATGGTGACAAGGAGTGCGACTGCCCCAAGTGCCGCGCCGAGCGAGAGGCGGAGGGTCAGTAATGGCAAGGCCGTACAAGGAAATCAGGTTCGAGGGAACCGACGAGGAGGTCCGCGCCCAGTGGCTCGAAGCCCGCAGGAAGGGCATCGGCGGCTCCGACGCGAGCGCCATCATGGGCCTCAGCCAGTACTCCACGCCCTACACGGTCTGGCTCGAGAAGACCGGGCGCGTAATCCCCGAGGACATCAGCGAGAAGGAAGCGGTCTACTGGGGCAACGTGCTGGAGGACGTGGTCGCAGCAGAGTTCGCGAAGCGCCACCCCGACTGGTTCGTAGCCCGCAGGAACGCCCTCATGCAGAGCGTCGAGCGACCCTGGCAGCTTGCGAGCGTCGACCGCCTCGTCACCGACGAGAACGGTCGCAAGGGCGTCCTCGAGATCAAGACGGCGGGAACGTTCCGCGCCGAGGACTGGGAGGACGGCATTCCCGACTACTACCTGCCCCAGCCCATCCACTACCTCGCCGTGACGGGTCGCGAGTTCTTCGCCGTAGCCGTCCTCATCGGCGGTCAGAAGTACAAGGAGTTCGTCTACGAGCGCGACGAGGACGACATCGCGTACCTCATCGAGCAGGAGCGCACCTTCTGGGAGGGCTTCGTGGAGGCGGACGTGCCGCCCATGGTGTCGGGGGCAGACGCAGATGCGGTCGCGCTGCTCGGTCAGCACCCCAGCGCAAGCGATGAGTTCCTGCAGATGCTCGACGAGGACCTTCCGCAGATCGCGCAGCTCGAGAGCGTCAAGAAGGCCCTCGATGAGATGGAGGTCGAGAAGAAGCGCCTCACCAACGAGCTGAAGAACATCATCGGCGGCGCCAAGGGCATCCAGACCCCCACCGTGAAGGTGACGTGGCAGCGCAGCGAGTGCGCATCGTTCGACAGCAAGGCCTTCAAGGCGGCCGAACCCGAGCTTGCCAAGAAGTTCGAAGTTATCAAGACGCGTGACGGCGGCATCAGAATGACCGCCAAGAAGGGAGCGTAACCATGGGAGCGTTGACCAAGGCGGCAGCCGGCAAGGGCATGGCGCAGCAGCAGGGCGAGAAGCCCAAGACCCTGCAGGAGATCATCAAGTACAGGTGGTCGGAGATCGAGGCGGTCATGCCGAAGCACCTGAGCAGCGAGCGCCTCTACCAGATGACGGTGAGCGCCATCAACAGGGAGCCGAAGCTGGGCGAGTGCGAGCTTTCCACGATCCTCTCGTGCGTCATGAAGTGCAGCGCCCTGGGACTTGAACCCAGCGCCGTGGACGGCTTGGGACGCGCCTACATCCTGCCCTTCTTCAACAACAAGACGCGCAAGATGGAGGCCACCTTCATCCTCGGCTACAAGGGCATGATCGACCTTGCGCGCCGCTCCGGAGAGATCGAGAGCATCGCCTCCCGCGCCGTCTACGAGGGCGACGAGTTCGAGTACGAGTTCGGCCTCGACGAGAAGTGCCGCCACATCCCGCACGCCATCGACCGCACCCCAGACAAGCTCACGCACGTCTACGTGGTCGCGAAGTTCAAGGACGGCGGCTACTACGTGGACGTCATGACCAAGGCGGAGGTTGACGGCATCCGCAAGCGTTCAAAGGCCGGCAACAGCGGCCCGTGGGTGACCGACTACGAGGCCATGGCCAAGAAGACCGTCGTTCGCCGAGCCTTCCCCTACCTGCCCGTGAGCGTCGAGGCGCAGGGCGCGGCATCCGCCGACGAGACCAGCGGCGGCTACGAGGGGACGCTGGGCTACGCGCCCGTAATCACGCCAGAGGAGCCGTCTGACGGCCCCGAAACCACCCCAATGGAGGTGCAACCCGAGTCGGTCGAGGACGCGCCCGCAGACGAGCCCTCACGCGCCGCGTGCCGCACCTGCGGCAACGTCAGGGGCAACCTCACGCCCGACTGCACCATCGAGGACCTCAACGCATTCCAGTGCTGCGAGAAGCCCGATTACGAGTGGGCGTAGGAAGGCAGAGGGCTTCACGACATGGCCATCAGGTGGATGAAGTTAGACATCGACTTCTGGCACAGCCCCGAGTTCGTGACCATGATCTCCCGCAAGGGCGAGGCAGCGGCCTTCAAGGTCATCAAGCTGTACTGCCTCGCCTCCGAGCTTTACGGCGTCATCGACATGACCAGCGAGAAGGACAGGCTCTGGGTTGAGAGCGAGATGGGCTTCAAGGGAAAGCGGCTCAACGACTTCATCTCCGACTGCGTCGACTGCGGGATATTCGACCGCGACATGTGGGAGGGCTTCGGGAAGGTGACGTGCAACCGCCTTTCCGAAGCCGGCATGAAGCGGCGCGAGACCGAGGAGAAGAGGCGGGCCGCAGGAGAGGCGTCAGGCCGCTCGAGAAGGGGCGAGGTTTGACGAACAAACGCTGAACAAGTGTTCAACAAGTGTTCAACAAGTGTTCGTTCCAAATTTGAACATTAATAAGAATAAGAGAAAGAATAAGAGAAATGGAACATCTCCCAGGTCGTAACAGGGGCGAATCCGCATTGTGGAAAACCCTGTGGAAAACTCAACTCGGGGCGGTGCTTCGCTAATGGGGACGATCAGCTACGAGAAGCGCCAAGCCTTCCTCAACGACCTCTCCGACCCGCGCCACGGGAAGATGCGCGGCTACCAGCTCAAGTGCCGCTGCCCCCGATGCGTCGAGGCGTACAGGGCCAGCTACGAGCGGGAGAAGGGGCGCAGGCAGCGCCAGTTCCAGGAAGGATAGGCCAATGAGCATCAACCGAGTAATCATCAGCGGCAACCTCACCCGCGACCCCGAGGTTCGCAGCACCGCGTCCGGCACCCCCGTCATGCAGTTCGGCATCGCCGTGAACGACCGCGTCAAGAACAGCCAGACCGACGAGTGGGAGGACCGCCCCAACTTCATCGACTGCACGATGTTCGGCCCCAGGGCGGAGAAGATCGCGCAGTACCTCGCGAAGGGAGCCAAGGCGACCGTCGAGGGAAAGCTTCGTTGGAGCCAGTGGGAGAAGGACGGGCAGAAGCGTTCCAAGGTAGAGGTCATCGTGGAAGAAATCGAGTTTCTGAGCCGTTCTGAGGCGGCATCCTCTGAGAACCCGAGCGCGTACCCGCCCCAAGCCCAAACCCCTCCGCAGAGCCAGCAGTACGGCCTCTACGACGAGGACATCGCGTTCTAAGGCGGCGCGTTATGAGCGGATGGGATATAGACCCGCCTTGGAAGGCCTACGAGGAATGGGGGCGTTGGAATGACGATCCCGATGAAGAAGAAAAAGCAGAGCGCGAGTACGAGCACGACGAGCGCGGCTGCTGGAACGATATGGAGGACTAAATGGACGCAACTGTAATCGAGGAGATCGCCCGTCAGCTAGGTATGGCAGCAGAAACGGCGGGCCAGTTCATCACAGACATCCTGCCGCAGTACGCAGGGTTAATGGTGTTGAGGAACGGAGTCACAGCGGCGGTGTTCCTCTTTTTGCTAATCGCCTGCGCTATGACCTACTTCTGTGTGAGTAAGTTCACGAAAGCACGCATCGAGCGCGAGGCTAAGGAAAAGGAAGAAGGACGTTGGGGTAGGGTGTATGCCGAGAAAGACAGGCACTTCACCTTGATGATGACGGCTGCCACAGCAGGCGTTTGCGCTGTGTTCTTTTTCGTTATCGGCGTTAGCGAAGCGATGGATGCGGTCTCTTGGGCTCTCTATCCCGAGGCAATGCTCCTCGACATGGCACTTGAGAAGGTGGCGTAGCTATGGAGAACAAGACGGTAGCCGAGAGGCTGCGGGAAGCAGAGGATAGTTGCAGTCTTTCTGAGATCACGCATCAAGAGTGCGATGACTTCGACTGCGACAAGTGCATCAAGAAAGCGGCGCTTCTGCTCGCCGACATGATCGAAGCCGAGCAAGCCGAGCTTCGAGCCGAGAACGAGCGACTGTGCCGTGACTTCTATGAACCTTGCGCGAGGATGGGCTTCACCGAGCACGCCCACGGCATCGAGGTGGTGTTCGACGCCATGAGCCGAGCCGCGCAAGGCCACGAGTGCCGCGTTGACTTCAAGGCCCTCGACCTGCTCTGTGACAAGCTGGACTGCGGAGATGCGAAACGCCGCTCCATCGCCGAGCAGATACGCAAGGCAATGAGCGGAGCGGAACGACCCCATGAGGTCAATGCCGGAGTTGATGTCGATGCTCTGCTCGAATTGGCTGACCACTTCGAGCGCCTTGGCAATCAGCTTGTTCCCCGCGTTGAACACTCAGAGCTTCACAGATGGAAGGCCCGTATCCGCGACGCCGTGAAGAACGCGAAACCGCAACTGCCCGAGGGCATCAAATGGCCCCGCTTCGAGGACGGCGAGCTGGTGAAGTTCGGGGACGAGTTCATAAACAATGGAAGGGTAGAGGAGGTCGATGGCCTCCATGTCTACAACGATGAGATTTACTTAAACTTCGCCGAATACAAATATGGAGAACCCGTCAAGCGCCCCGAACCCGAAGTGCTCGATGCTGACGGAGTACCCATCAAGGTAGGCGATACGGTGTGGAACATCAGCACCGGTAAGAAATACGAAGTCTTGAAGCTGCCTCGCAAAGGCTCGTATCAAAGCGTCATGGTTCGCGGCGAGGACGGCGCAGACGGCTTCGACCCCGACCGTCTCACCCACCGCAAGCCCGACACGCAGGAGGCTATAAACGCTGACGCAGCCAAGCGGTCCTGCCAGTACTTCGGAACGCAAAAATGCCGCGAATGCCCGCAGGGGCACGTGGACGGAAGCGACGTCGACTACGACGAGTGCTGCATCGCGCAGATCCGCGACCTCCTAGAGCGCCAGCGCAAGCTGATGGGCGGTGAGTAGCATGGCTAAAAAGTCCGAGTGCAACAAAGGCTACGCTCCCGTCTATTGCCACTACGAAAAGGACGTCATCCTGTGCCGCGAGTGCTGGCCTTGCGCTGAGTGCGAGCCGTGCGTTTCCTGCGATGAGGTCGAGTGCCCGTACAGCCCTAACCTGACGGCGGCTAACGGACTTGAGAAAGCGAACGCGCCAGTGTTCGAGTTGGGAGCGTAACCATGCCTATCATCAAGGAATGGGAGCACGCGGGAATGACCTGCGCATTACGCCACGGAGCGTTCGATGCTCCATGCGGGTACGTAGCCGTGCCGGAGGGGCATCCGCTCCACGGCGTTCAGCCGAAGAGCTTCAGGGAGTTCATCGACTCCCCGCTCCACTCCATCGACGTTCACGGAGGCGTCACCTTCCACAGAACCATGCGAAACGACCCTGAGCAACGCTGGTGGGTCGGCTTCGACATGGCTCATTATGACGATTTTGACGAATACGACCACACCCGCTGCATCCGCACCGACGATGAGTGCATCGCCGAGACGAACCGCCTTGCGGAGCAGCTTGCGAAGATGGGAAGTGAGTAACCATGGCATACGAAAGGCAGGGCACGTTCGACGATCTGAACAACGCCCTCTTCGCTCAGATGGACCGCCTGGCAGACGCCAAGGGCGATGACCTCGAGAAGGAGATCAAGCGCAGCCAGGCGGTAGGCAGCCTCGCCGGCAACATCATCGACAACTACAACACGGCCATCAGCCTGATGAAGTTCCAAGCCGCCGAGGGCATGGACTTGGCTGGCATGACCGCCTCTCGTCCGAAGATGCTTGGCGGCGGCAGGTAATGATTCAGGAGTCATACACCGCCGAGCAGACGGAATGGCTGCGGGAGAACTATGCAAACGGCACCATCAACGACACGCTTGACGCCTTCGAGCGCGAGTTCGGAACGAGGCTGAACAAGCACAACCTGTACTCCAAGGCCGACAGGGAGGGCTTGCGCAAGAAGCGTCACGGAGAAGAGAGGCACGTCCCAGCCCAGAAGCGCATGCGGTGGAGCAGCCCCGAGTTCGAGCGGGAGCGCGAGTGGATGCTCGTAAACGACAAGACCGAGAGCGTGGCGCCTACCATCGATGCGTTCGAGAGGGAGTTCGGCATCAGGCTCAACCGCAACCAGGTGAGCCTGTTCCGCTCCACCTACGGGACGAACAGGAGGAAGTCGCACGGCGGCGGCAAGCCGAACAAGCCAGTCGGAAGCGAGCGCGTCGGCAAGGACAACTACCTCATGGTCAAGGTCAGGGAATGGCCCGACAGGCCGTGCAGCAAGGACAACTGGCGCTTCAAGCACCACGTAGAGTACGAGAGGCATCACGGCCCGATACCAGAGGGGCATATCGTCCTGTTCGCCGACCGAGACATCCGCAACTTCGACCCGGACAACCTCGTCGCCATTCCGCGCAAGTATATCGGGCAACTCAACGCGAACTACGACTGGAACGACAGGCAATCGCTGGAGGCAGCCATCAACTGCGTGAAGCTGAAGATAGCGATCGTGGACGCGAAGAACCGTCCGAGGCCCTGCGGCGTTTGCGGCAGGGAGTTCAAGCCCCCCGAGAACCTGCGAGGGAGCGTGAACAACACCTGCCCCGAGTGCATATCGAAAGGCAGGAGATCGTTCAAGATGCACGGCATCTACGGAGAGGCCCGATGCGCCGTATGCGGGAATACGTTCACAAAAAACAAGAAGAGCCAGAGACGGTGCCCCGAGTGCATAGCGGAGAAGCCGAAGCACAGAGTCGAGGCACATGCTTCGCATGCGAAAAGAAAGAAGAGAAAATGACGCACCTTAGCAGTTACAGATACGGCGAGCCCATGCACGAGCCGCCAAGCGAGACGAGGGGTTGCAGCGAGGTTCGCATCAGCTACTTCGACCCTCGCACCGGCGAGCCGTGCAACGAGAAGCCCGAGCCCATCAGCATCCACCGCGAGGAGGGGCCGACGGCTATCGAGCACTTCGAGCAGCGCAAGAAGGACGTGGCGGAGGCCGCCGAGATCGCGCGCAGCATGAAGGAGCGCAACGCCAAGGAGCGCAAGGCGAAAGGCGGCAGAGGCCGAGCGGGAAGGGCGGTGCTGGTAGACGGCATCCTGTTCCACAGCGTGACGGCGGCAGCTAGCGAGGTGGGCGTTGACTGCGGATACCTCAGCAAGCAACTCCGCGCAGGTGCGAAGCTCTGCCACGGAAGGATGGTCGAGTACGCGGAGGTGGACAAGAAGACGGATGCGAAGAAGCACCCGTGGAGCGAGTACCGCAGCGTGGCCAATATGCCCGGAAAGCCGTTCAAGCACTTCGTCCAGGAAGGAGGGGCCGAATGATAGCGACTCCCTGGCAGTGGCAGTTCCCGCCCATCGCGAACCCTCCGAGCCTGAGCGGCCAGCTTGCCAAGCTTCGCGAGGAGTTCATGGAGGTCATGGAGGCCTACTACGACGAGGAGCCTCCCGAGCGGCTCGCCGAGGAGCTTATGGACTTGGATCACGTGAAGGACCAGGCTCTCAGGCGGCTCGAGGAATGCGGCGTCGACCTAGACGCCGTGAAGCGCGACGTGATCGCCAAGAACGACGCCAGGGGCTACTACGGCTCCCCTGGCGAGGTGACAGAACTGGACACGGAGCGGAGGGTTAAATGACGGCGCACAAGAGGTTCGTGAACGTCATCAGGGATGCCGTCCTCGACACCGGCAAGACGCAGTTGGAGATCGCCTCCGAGCTCGGCTTGGAGCGCAAGGCCGTGAACCACTGGGTCAACGGAAGGACCGCGCCCTCGGCCCTGAACCTGGTGGCGTTGATGAAGATGACGAGCGACCCCGAGGGGTTCATGGGAAGGCTGGTGGCGGAATGACTGAATGGTGTAGCTGCAACAAGCTGAGGGAAGCAGAAGGCAAAGCGGAGGCGCTGTCCCATCTGCTTGAAGATGCGATAGAGATCGCTGAGTGCCAACCGTGGGGCTTCTTCAAGTGCCGCAAATGCGAGTACAGCTATCTCGGAGCGTGCATGGCTGTTGAAGTCCTCAAGGAGAAGCGGCGAATTATCGAGGGGGAAGAATGAGCGAAGCGAGAGTTTGGGGTCGCGAGATGGTCGAGGTCCCACGAGCGGAATGGCCCGTCATGCTCCAAATGGAGAGCGTGGCCCTCTCTGTATGGCGAAGCCGAGACTACCTTGCCGTCCTCTACAAGCAGAGGGCCGACGGCAACGTAAGGCTGACCGTCAACAGCGTGAGGCGCGATGCGAAGGGCAGATGGCGAGACGGCATCACCTGGGACGAGCTGCAGCGGATCAAGAACGAGTGCCTGGGCGAGGACGCATGGTGCATCGAGGTTTACCCGGCTGAGAGCGATTTGGTGAACGTATCGAACATGAGGCACCTCTGGGTTCTCGACGGTCCGTGCGAGAAGAGGTTTCCGAAGGAGAGCGTCTGGTTGAGCAAGGAGAAAAAATGAGTACCTGTGACAACAAGCACTCTCAATGCAAAAAGGAACGATGCGGGTACGAAAAGGACGCTACTCCGCAAAGGGTGGCACTTTACTACCAGGATGGAACGCCGCCGATCACTCGCTCGGAATGGTTTGTAGATGAGGCGCTTTTCGAGCCTGCGAAACAACGCTCCAAGCCCACGCAGCGCCGCAATGCAACCAAGCGAAAGCGCAAGAGCGCAGCATCCCTAAAAGTTAAGAGGCGATCATGAGCAACTACTACCTCTGCGATACGTGCGGAGTGGGCCACTACTTCGACATGAGCGCAGGCCGATGGGTTTGCCCGAAAATATGCCACCTGCCCGAGAGGCGCGTTATCTCCGATAAGCAGTCCCCTCGTTCGGTCTGCCCTCACTGGAAACCAAAGGAGAAGGAATGAGCTACGACCTGAGAATACTCGTCAAAGTGGAGGGCTGTGACGACCTCCTGCAATGGAGAACGCCAAAATACGACAGCCCCACGTACAACCTGCGCGATATGTTCGTGGCATGTATGGACTGGGACTACGAGCAGGGCAAGGCGTACAACTGCGCCGACGTCATACACAACGTAGAGCGTGGCATCCGCGAGCTGCGCACGCACCGCAAGGACTACAAGAGGCTCAACCCGCCGAACGGCTGGGGAAACATTGACAGCGCGATTAAGGTGCTGGAGTCGTTGCGTGAGTGCATCTACGACTGTGCCGAGGAAGTTCCGATAGAGCACCTATGGATGAGGTGGTAGGAATGAGCGACCTGAAACCCTGCCCTCACTGTGACTGGCCCAAAGCGAGGCTGATGCACAAGACGCAGTACCGATCGAGCGCACATGGCTACGTCGCTTACGAATGGGTGCCGGATGCGGGCTTCGGCGGCGACTACGAGAGGGAAGTCAACGTACTCGACTTCCGGCACAGATTCTACGTCCGCTGCAACAAATGCGGCGCCCGTGGCGGCATCGTCAGCACCGAATGGCACGTCACCACGGAAGAAGAAGCCGAAGAGTGGAACCGCCTGCAACCTACGTTCGATCATGAATGGGACAGCGACTTCGCCAAAGACGCGAGGGAGAAAGCCGTCGAAGCATGGAACAGGAGGGCGACCGATGATCTGCGCTAAATGCGGCGAGAAGCTAGAGGACGGCGGTTACGTCGCGCTCGACAACTGGCTGCAATGGCATCACTACTGCCTCGGCCATCCCAACGCTTACTGCTCGAAGGAGTGCTTCGCAGATGATTGGATGGTCGAGTGGGTTGACGCTGAGGAATTGGAGGAGATGCGCGATGCCGATGGAGCGTGAGCGTTACCCGAAAGACTGGAAAGCCCTCGCCACGGCGGTAAAGGAAGAAGCCGACTGGAAGTGCGAGGAGTGCGGTAAGCAGTGCCGCCGTCCGGGAGAGCCGTTCGACACGCACCGAAACACCCTCACGGTGGCGCACCTTAACCACACGCCCGAGGACTGCCGCAGGGAAAACCTCAAGGCGCTGTGCGCACCGTGCCACCTGCGATACGACAAGGAACACCACGCGGAAACGCGAAGAAGGAGGGCAACCGATGCCTAACGTCAAGGAGATAGTAACCGACTACCTGAAAGCCAACGGCTACGACGGCTTGTACAACGCCGATGTCGAGTGCGGGTGCGACCTCAACGACCTTATGCCCTGCGGTGGCTATACCGGCTGCTGCAAACCCGGCTACAAGGTCGATTGCGAGGGTTGCGGGGAGTACGACTGGTGCATCAGCTACGACGGAACATGTGCGGGGGTGGATGAATGATGCCTAGCTTAGACGAACGCCGCGAGGTAGCGGAGAACCTGCGCACCATGACGATGCGCGGGTGTCGATACAAAGAGGAGTTTTATGACCTGCTCAATGAAACCGTTATGAACGAGTGGGACTTTCATTCTTTTAGCAATGTGGCAGAGCGCCTAGCCGACCTCATAGAGCCAGAGCCTATTTGCATTGCCAACATCATCTTTACGGCAGAGCAGCAAGAGGAGCTTTTTCAGCGTGTGATGGAGGAGTTTCGTGTAAACGGGTGCCCTAACTGCGGATCAAAGGTGATGGAGTGATGGCCTACCCAACGACAATACCCGTCCGCCTGTTCAAGCAGGGCGAGTTCGCGGTAATCAACGGCAAGAAGTACGTGCCAGAGCGGACGTGCGCTTTCACCGACAACTGGAACGATCCCGACCTTCCGCTCCCCACGTGCAGCGCGTGCGGCTGGGAGGCCGAAGAGACAGACTGCGTATGCGTCATAGGAGGCCCAATGTTTGAATATGGCGGCAAGTTCTGCAAGGAGTGCGGCGCGAAGGTCGTGGGCGAATGATGCTCCGACACGACCGAAACGCAACGCCCGGATGCCTGATAGCCGTCAGCGTTGCCTTCGTATCTTCGATTACCTTCACGCTGGCAACGCTGATCATCTGCCTTATCAGGCAGTTCACGTGACGAGCGGGGGATGTCGGAATTGTTCGGGCTTTGGATAGAAGAAAGGTGCGAAGCTTGACCAAGGAATTAGACAGGTACAGGCACGACCTCGCGAGCGCCTACCTCGAGCACGTGAGGTCCGTTGCGGTAGAGGTCAGGGAGATTGAGGCGAGGGTGGAGGAGTACAGGGAGCGCATGCGCTCCGTCGGCGGGGCGTCCTACGACGGCATGCCTCCGAGCGCGCCCTATCCCGATGCGATACCCGATGCCGTCGTGAAGCTGTGCGGCATGGTAGACGAGAGCATGCGCGCCCTCGATGCGTACGCGGAAGAGCAGAGGCGCGCATCCTGCGCCATCGCCAACCTGTCTCGTGCGGAGTACAGGGCGGCTCTGTCGAAGCACTACCTCAGGTGCATGCCCTGGGAGAAGGTCTGCGAAGAGATGGGGTACACATGGGACGGCATGATGAAGCTGCGCAGGAAGGCGGTGACGGAGGTGTACGGCCACATGCCCCACGAATGGCGCGACCCGATGCACCCAGCCGTCTGAATCGGGCACCCAAAGGCACCTGGAACTCTGAGATAATGTACGAAGCGAAGCCGTCCGAAAGGGGCGGCTTTTCTTATGCCCGAAAGGAGGCAGCCGATGCCGTACTGCCTATCGTGCGGGAGGCTGCGCGACTTCAAGGGCGCGTTCTGCCCGCAGTGCATGGCTGACGAGGCCAAGCGCACCGAGCCTGACAGGAAGATCAGGCAGGCGAGGAAAGACAGAGAACGTGAGAGAGCCGCCGCGAGGGCGGCTTTTCTCATGCCGGGGAGTGATACCGATAAGAGTTCCCTCTGACGTATCTCTCCGCGAGTGGATCATCCAGCTCATACGCGAGGGCAAGCTGTACAGGTTCTACAAGACCGAAGAGTGGCTGAGCCTGCGTGCCGACGTCATGGAGGACCATCACAACGAATGCTCCCGATGCGCCGAGCGCGGGCGGCTCAATCGGGCCGACACGGTGCATCACGAGTTCGAGGTGAAGAAGTTCCCTCACATGGCGCTCACCAGATGGGTAGACGAACCGGAGGGAAGGCGAGAGGTCTTGCATCCCTTGTGCAACGACTGCCACAACGAAGTACATGGCAGGAGGTTCGTTGGAAGAAGTCCCAAGCCGCAGCTTAACGAGGAGCGGTGGGACGAGTAGCCCCCCACCCCCCTTAGGGGGTTTTTCATGAGGGAACGAACAACGGGAGGGAGCTTCACTTTGAGTGGCGCGATTTCCCCAAATCAAGAAAACCGAGGAGGTGGCAAGCATGGCTGGAAGACCCAGAGAGCCCATGGCGTTGAAGATAGCCAAGGGCAAGAAGCACCTGACGAAGGACGAGAAGGAGACCGTAAACGACGAGGTTTACGCAGCCGAGGGAGAGATCGTCCCCCCCGGCTGGCTTAATGGCATGGCGCTCGAGCACTTTCTGAAGCAGGCCGATTACATGCGCGCCGTCAACCGCATCACCAAGCGAAACGTCTACGGGGCGTGCGACGCCGAGGCGCTTGCGCTCATGTCGCAGTCGTACCAGATGTCGCACAAGTACCTGACCGACGAGATGGAGGCGAGCGGGGAGGACGCGGCGGCGCTAAGGCTGGGCGCTCAGAAGAAGCGCATGTCCGAAGACCGCAGCTACCGCGAGTTCATGAAGCTCCTGAAGCTCGACCCCGGCTCCCGCGTCGACGTGGGCAAGGGCGCGGGCATCGGTGATGACGATGGCGAAAGCGAGTTCTAAGCCGAAGGCGAGAAAGCGCAAGCGCATCAACTGCCCTCAGATCACCGAGTACATGCGCTTGGTGGAGACCGGCAAGGTTCGCTCGTGCGAACGTCAGAGGAAGCTGTGCGCGTACGTGCGCAGGACGTTCGCCGAGGAAGAGCTGATAATCGACACCGAGCGCATCGAGCGGTTCGGCGGGTATCTCAAGTACTTCCCGTTCGACAGGCTGTTCCCCTGGGAGTGGTTCCTGCTCACGCTCTTCCTGTGCGTGTTCACCAAGGACGGCGAGCCCCGATGGAACACGCTCATCTGCTTCATCGGCCGCGGCGCGGGCAAGACGGCCTTCATCGCCTTCATCGCCTTCTGCTGCATGACCAAGTGGAACCGAGTGCTGGGCTCCGACAGGGGAATTGACGACTACGACGTAGACATCATAGCCAACACCGAGAAGCAGGCCCGCCGCTCGTTCAAGGTCATCCACAAGATGATGACCAAGCACAGGGCCAAGTTCAAGCCGTTCTTCGCGTGGAACCTGGAGGTAATCTCGTCGTTGAACACGGGCGCCGAGCTTCACGCCCTGACATCCAACCCTGCGTCCCTCGATGGCCTGGCAAGCGGGCTCTTCATCTGCGACGAGGTCCACTACATGGACTCGTACGAGAACATCACGACGCTCAACACGGGCCAGGGCAAGACGCCGCACAAGCGCCGCGCCTACATATCGTCGAACGGAAACAAGCGCGAGGGCGTGTTCGACCAGGAGCTGAAGCGATGCGACCAGATTCTCGACGGGCTTATCGACGATGACGGCTACCTGCCGTTCGTCTGCATGCTCGAAAGCGAGGAGCAGGTTCACGACCCGAGGAATTGGGAGATAGCGAACCCCTCCCTGCCGTACGACAAGGACCTGTTCATCGCATGCCAGGACGATTACAAGGACTGGATGAGAAACCCTTACGGCAACCCTGACTTCATGACGAAGC